AACGATATTATTCCGGCCGACCACTGCCTGCATGATGTGCAGGATATGAGTACGCTGAATCATCCGAAGGCAGACCTGAGCAAAGGGCAGTACGGCTGTGTCGGCCAGGGCTTACATATTGCCAAAAAACTGCTCCCGTATATCCCGAATAACGCGGGGATCCTGCTGGTACCATGCTGTCGTGGTGGTTCGGCATTCACCCAGGGCGCGGAGGGGGACATTCAGTGCGGACACGGGGGCCAGCCAGGATTCGGCACGCTGGGGGGTGGGTAAACCGTTATATCAGGACCTGATTGCGCGCACTAAAGCTGCATTACAGAAGAACCCGAAAAATGTGTTGCTGGCGGTGTGCTGGATGCAGGGAGAGTTTGACATGAGCGCCGCCACCTACGCACAGCAACCTGCGCTGTTTACAGCCATGCTGAAGCAGTTTCGTGCTGACCTCACTGTGTTTAACGCGCAGTGTCATGGTGGCAGTGCTGTAAATGTGCCGTGGATTTGTGGTGACACGACGTATTACTGGAAAAATACATACGCTACCCAGTACGACACCGTGTACGGCGGGTATAAAAACAGGGAGAGTGAGGGCGTTTATTTTGTGCCCTTCATGACAGACGGTAACGGCGTCAATACCGCCACTAACGCACCGGCAGAAGATCCGGATATTCCGGCATCAGGATATTACGGTGCGGCATCGAGAACGAATGGAAACCAGGTATCATCAAACCGCCCGACACATTTCAGTTCATGGGCGCGCAGGAGCATTATTCCGGATCGTATGGCAACCGCTATTCTGAACGCAGCCGGGCGCACCTCAGCTTTCATCAGTGGTAAGGCACCGGAAATCAAACCCTCGCCCGGCGTCGACACGCCATCGGGGCCGTCTGAAGATGCATCCGTACGCACAATCTCCCTGTTGCCGACAGCCGGAGAGGCTGCTGCGCAGGGCTGGACCATTAAGGACGGCGGAATTCAGTTGTCGGGTGGTGTATTTAAGATCGCCAAGCAGAGCAATAAAACCTGGTCCCTGATGCATCCGGTGGATGACGCAGTCTCCCTGCTGACACGGGGTGGCAGACTGAGCTGTAAGTTTCGACTGTCAGGCGCACTGACCAACAACCAGTTCGGCCTGGGAATTTATCTGTATACCGATGTAGCGTTACCTGACGTCGTGGCGATGACCGGGACTGGTAACCCGTTCCTGATGTCGTTCTTCACCCCAGACCACAGACGGCAAACTGAATCTGATGCATCACAAGAAAGCAGGAAACACAAAGTTGGGCGAGTTCGGGAATTACAGTAATGACTGGCAGACGCTGGAACTGGTGTTCACCGCCGGCAGTGCCACGGTTACTCCGAAACTGAATGGAGTGGCTGGCCCGGCATTCCAGGTCATAAAAGACAGTCTGACACTGGGGCTGAATGCGCTGACGCTGACGGATATTACCAAAAATGCAGCGTATGGCGTTGAGATAGAAAGTCTGGTGCTGGAGATAAATGCACCGGCAGCATAATAAAAAAAGCCAGCGCCCACTCTGAAGGACGCTGGCTAAAACGGGTAGATGTACTTCACATGATACTTATACTTGGCAGTACATTTTCTGACAGACAGTGACGGATGATGTCAAGATATTGTGTCATTTATAACCTGAATCAGGGGTGGCCGGAATGTTATCTGGCATTTTTAGCAGAGCCTGAATGCCATAATCACGGCTCCCGGCGTTGGCCGTCAGTGGGTGACACTGGCGGCTTTTTTGTTTTTCTTTACTTTCATTTTCTGTCGGCGGTGACGGAGACATACATCAGATGGAAAAAATCACAACAGGTGTGTCATACACCACGTCAGCGGTGGGGACGGGATACTGGTTACTGCAGCTGCTGGACAAAGTCTCTCCGTCCCAGTGGGTGGCAATAGGTGTGCTGGGGAGTCTGCTGTTTGGCCTGCTGACGTATCTGACAAACCTTTATTTCAAGATTAAAGAAGATAAGCGTAAGGCTGCGAGAGGTGAATAATGTCGCCGTCATTACGCAAGGCTGTTGCTGCTGCTATTGGTGGTGGGGCTGTTGCCATAGCGTCTGTGCTCATCACTGGTCCGAGTGGTGACGATGGCCTGGAAGGTGTCAGCTACATACCATACGAAGATATCGTTGGCGTATGGACTGTATGTCACGGACACACCGGAAAAGACATCATGCCCGGTAAAACGTATACCGAAGCAGAATGCAAAGCCCTCCTGAATAAAGACCTTGCCACGGTCGCCAGACAAATAAACCCGTACATCAACGTCGATATACCGGAAACAACGCGCGGCGCTCTTTACTCGTTCGTTTACAACGTGGGCGCTGGCAATTTCAGAACATCGACGCTTCTTCGCAAAATAAACCAGGGCGATATCAAAGGCGCATGTGATCAGCTACGGCGCTGGACATACGCTGGCGGTAAGCAATGGAAAGGGCTGATGACTCGCCGTGAGATTGAGCGTGAAGTCTGTTTGTGGGGGCAACAATGAGCAGAGTAACCGCGATTATCTACGTTCTGGTCATCTGCCTCATCGTCTGCCTTTCATGGGCTGTTAATCATTACCGTGATAACGCCATCGCCTACAAAGAGCAGCGCGATAAAGCCACATCCATCATCGCTGATATGCAGAAGCGGCAACGTGATGTAGCAGAACTTGACGCCAGATACACAAAGGAGCTTGCTGATGCTAATGCGACTATCGAAAGTCTCCGTGCTGATGTTTCTGCTGGGCGTAAGCGCCTGCAAGTCGCCGCCACCTGTGCAAAGTCAACGACCGGAGCCAGCGGCATGGGCAATGGAGAAACCCCAGGACTTACAGCAGATGCTGAACTCAATTATTACCGTCTCCGAAGTGGAATCGACAGGATAACCGCGCAGGTTAACTACTTGCAGGAGTACATTAGGACGCAATGCCTTCGATGATAGCGATAATTTTCCCATTATCTTTCATATGCGTGATTTTAGTTAGTTTTAGTCGCAACACGAATAAAACAGAGAACCACCCGCTATACGAGTGGTTCTGATTTACACTTTTGAAACTAAAAGCTAAATACTTGAGCAAGAACAGCTAGCGCTGCGCAAAAAGCAGCCCGTTTATTCCATTTACTTTGTATTTCAATGGCTTTAAAACAACCCAGTGATGAGAAACTGCCTTGTTCCGTTTTTGGTGGGTGTTCTTTGGAAGATGCAAAACATGAAATAATCCAAAAAATGGCGGAAAAAATTCCAAAAATTATTGAAGGCAAATGATGCTCTTTCAAAAACTCCATGACTTAACTCTCTTAAAAGTTGCTAAACATCGCTCGCAAACAAGAAAGAAAAGTTCTGTTGCGGGCACTCCACAATTTAAACGCCACACAAGCAGCTATTAGGTGGACGGTTCCAAGATTGCTATCAACTGCCACCCGAATACCGTCAAAACTTGACGTCCAACCAAGAATTATTGAGTTGTAAACTCAACGCAATGATCTGGTTGGTATAAATGTGACATATGTCATGAATCGACTAGTTGAGATAGTCAAGATGGGCTTGCTTGACATCATCACCACAACCGGAGCCAACAATGGCAGATTGCGTTACCCAGATTTGATAAAGGCATTTTAGCCTGACATAACTATGCACTGTATCGTCGCCGTATTCCCGCATCAACAGAGACCACAGCCCGAGAGGGAGACTCCTCTGCGCGAGTGTGCGGGGATAATCAAAAACGATACACACCGGGGTTTACCGTGTTAACGGAGCGCGGCGTTGTCCCCTCATGGTCGCTGGTCCGGTGCGATGGTGGAAGAAACCGGACGATGTGTTACCTCGCAAGCTCTGTTATGTCATGTGTCTGATTTGTGATTTAAGTCGGATAATTGTCATTGCCATTAAGCAGAGGATTGATGACCGACAGGGCTGCATTGTTAGAATAAGACTTATTCTTATCTATGCCGGGAATAAAAATGAAAAGAAATCTTCCGTTAATTATTTTGTTGTCTTCTTTGGTTATGGGCTGTACGCAACATAAAACAGATATGCCTCGACAGTTGGTTAAGGCATTACCACAATATCCGGCCTATGCCGCGGCAAATTATATAAAGGGACGGGTTGATGTGAAGTTTGATATTGGTGCTGATGGTACTGTCACCCGAATTGAGTTTATCCGTTCAGAGCCGCACCATCTGTTTGATGAGCAGGTTGTAAAGGCGATGGCAAAATGGCGATTTGAGAAGGACAAGCCGCGTAAAGGCGTGAAGAAAACATTTATCTTTAGTCCTTCAGCACCCTGATTATTTTATCAGAAGTTAATTATCACTCTGTTGCTATTCAGTACATCCCTGCAGGGTAAAGTCTTGTTTCGCCGGATATGAAGATGAAATATTGTTAGAAGACAGTAGCTACCGGTTCCTGTAACCGAACGTTCATTTCTCGTTATTTTTCATGCTGGCCGGGCGCAGGTGCTTTGCACTGAGAGATCCCCTCATAATTTCCCCAAAGCGTAACCATGTGTGAATAAATTTTGAGCTAGTAGGGTTGCAGCCACGAGTAAGTCTTCCCTTGTTATTGTGTAGCCAGAATGCCGCAAAACTTCCATGCCTAAGCGAACTGTTGAGAGTACGTTTCGATTTCTGACTGTGTTAGCCTGGAAGTGCTTGTCCCAACCTTGTTTCTGAGCATGAACGCCCGCAAGCCAACATGTTAGTTGAAGCATCAGGGCGATTAGCAGCATGATATCAAAACGCTCTGAGCTGCTCGTTCGGCTATGGCGTAGGCCTAGTCCGTAGGCAGGACTTTTCAAGTCTCGGAAGGTTTCTTCAATCTGCATTCGCTTCGAATAGATATTAACAAGTTGTTTGGGTGTTCGAATTTCAACAGGTAAGTTAGTTGCTAGAACCCATGGCTCCTTTGCCGACGCTGAGTAGATTTTAGGTGACGGGTGGTGACAATGAGTCCGTGTCGAGCGCTGATTTTTTCGGCCTTTAGAGCGAGATTTATACAATAGAATTTGGCATGAGATTGGATTGCTTTTAGTCAGCCTCTTATAGCCTAAAGTCTTTGAGTGACTAGATGACATATCATGTAAGTTGCTGATAGGTTTCCAGTTTTCCGCTCCTAGGTCTGCATATTGTACTTTTCCTCTTACTCGACTTAACCAGTACCAACCCAGCTTCTCAACGGATTTATACCATGGCACTTTAAAGCCAGCATCACTGACAATGAGCGGTGTGGTGTTACTCGGTAGAATGCTCGCAAGGTCGGCTAGAAATTGGTCATGAGCTTTCTTTGAACATTGCTCTGAAAGCGGGAACGCTTTCTCATAAAGAGTAACAGAACGACCGTGTAGTGCGACTGAAGCTCGCAATACCATAAGTCGTTTTTGCTCACGAATATCAGACCAGTCAACAAGTACAATGGGCATCGTATTGCCCGAACAGATAAAGCTAGCATGCCAACGGTATACAGCGAGTCGCTCTTTGTGGAGGTGACGATTACCTAACAATCGGTCGATTCGTTTGATGTTATGTTTTGTTCTCGCTTTGGTTGGCAGGTTACGGCCAAGTTCGGTAAGAGTGAGAGTTTTACAGTCAAGTAATGCGTGGCAAGCCAACGTTAAGCTGTTGAGTCGTTTTAAGTGTAATTCGGGGCAGAATTGGTAAAGAGAGTCGTGTAAAATATCGAGTTCGCACATCTTGTTGTCTGATTATTGATTTTTCGCGAAACCATTTGATCATATGACAAGATGTGTATCCACCTTAACGTAAGCGTACAGCCTGAACCGTCTGGTCAGAATCTGACGAATTAGACAAAGTGGTGTCCACCAAATAAGTAGTGGGAACCAATGAGGTAGCCTGAGTTTAACGGACACTCCTTCCTGAAATAGAATGGCATCAGAAGGAGCTAATAATGAGCAGAAAAACCCAACGTTACTCTAAAGAGTTCAAAGCCGAAGCTGTCAGAACGGTTCTTGAAAATCAACTTTCGATCAGTGAAGGTGCTTCCCGATTATCTCTTCCTGAAGGCACTTTAGGACAATGGGTTACCGCCGCCAGAAAAGGGCTCGGTACTCCTGGTTCCCGCACGGTGGCTGAACTGGAATCTGAAATTCTGCAACTGCGTAAGGCGTTAAATGAAGCTCGCCTTGAGCGAGATATATTAAATTGCACAGGAGTCGCTGAAAAATACGCGTTAATCGAACAATGGCGACAACAATTTCCCATTGAAGCGATGTGTCAGGTATTTGGTGTATCCAGGAGCGGTTATTACAACTGGGTACAGCATGAACCCTCAGACAGAAAACAAAGTGATGAGCGGCTAAAACTGGAGATTAAGGTGGCGCATATCCGCACTCGCGAAACATATGGAACCCGGCAGCTCCAGACGGAGCTGGCAGAGAATGGCATCATCGTTGGTCGTGACCGACTGGCACGTCTTCGTAAGGAGCTAAGGCTACGCTGTAAGCAGAAACGCAAGTTCAGAGCGACTACGAACTCGAACCACAATCTGCCAGTTGCGCCAAATCTGCTGAACCAGACGTTCGCTCCTACAGCACCAAATCAGGTCTGGGTGGCGGACCTGACGTATGTTGCCACACAGGAGGGATGGTTGTACCTCGCTGGCATCAAAGATGTTTATACGTGCGAAATTGTCGGCTACGCCATGGGAGAGCGCATGACAAAAGAGCTGACAGGTAAAGCCCTGTTTATGGCGCTCAGGAGCCAGCGCCCACCTGCCGGGCTAATCCACCACTCTGATCGAGGTTCACAGTACTGCGCATACGATTACCGTGTCATACAGGAGCAGTTTGGTCTGAAAACATCAATGTCGCGTAAAGGTAACTGTTACGACAACGCTCCGATGGAAAGCTTCTGGGGAACGCTGAAAAATGAGAGCCTGAGCCACTATCGTTTTAATAACCGGGATGAAGCCATCTCAGTAATACGGGAATACATTGAGATTTTCTACAATCGTCAGCGTCGTCACTCTCGTCTGGGGAATATCTCCCCGGCAGCCTTCAGGGAAAAATACCATCAGATGGCTGCTTAAAAAAAGAACAAATGGTAGTGTCCGCTATTGCCAGTACACCTCAACATTCCACCATGCATTCCGATTAACGCCGCATAGCCAGTTGGACTTTGCTACTTTGTGAGAGGTAGTACCTTCTATCCAGTGCGAATCTAATTAATGGAATAAATGATTTATGAGTGAAAATGATACAATCCCAAAGAAGTCTACAAGTCAGATTAACAAAGCGGTATTCTTTACATCTGCTTTGCTAATTTTCCTTCTTGTCGCCTTTGCCGCCGTATTCCCGGATGTCGCCGACAAAATTTTAAACTACTTCAGCAACAAATCTTCACGAATGCCAGCTGGTTCTACATCCTTGCTGTGGCCCTGATTTTACTGAGTGTCACGTTCCTTGGACTCTCACGCTACGGTGATATCAAGCTGGGCCCGGACCATGCGCAGCCTGATTTCGGCCACCACTCCTGGTTTGCGATGCTTTTTTCGGCAGGGATGGGGATCGGCCTGATGTTCTTTGGCGTTGCCGAACCTGTAATGCATTATCTTTCGCCACCCGTTGGCACTCCAGAAACCGTTGCGGCAGCTAAGGAAGCAATGCGTCTGACCTTTTTCCACTGGGGACTGCACGCATGGGCAATTTATGCCATTGTGGCGCTGATTCTGGCGTTCTTCAGTTACCGTCACGGTCTGCCTTTAACTCTGCGCTCCGCACTCTATCCCATTATTGGCGATCGCATATACGGACCTGTAGGACATGCGGTTGATATTTTCGCTGTTATAGGCACGGTCTTTGGCGTTGCGACATCACTGGGTTACGGTGTTTTGCAGGTGAATGCCGGTTTGAACCATCTTTTCGGGGTGCCCATCAATGAAACGGTGCAGGTAATTCTGATCGTGGTCATCACGGGGTTAGCGACGATTTCAGTGGTGTCCGGTCTGGATAAGGGAATACGTATCCTGTCTGAACTCAATCTGGGTCTGGCTTTGTTGCTCCTGGCGCTGGTCCTGTGTCTGGGACCAACCGTGCTTCTGCTGAAGTCATTTGTGGAAAATACGGGCGGTTATCTTTCGGAACTGGTGAGTAAAACGTTCAACCTTTACGCGTATGAGCCCAAGTCGAGCAACTGGCTGGGGGGCTGGACATTACTGTACTGGGGATGGTGGCTTTCATGGTCGCCGTTTGTGGGGATGTTCATCGCACGGGTCTCCCGCGGGCGAACCATTCGCGAGTTTGTCACCGGCGTGCTGTTTGTTCCCGCGGGTTTTACGCTAATGTGGATGACGGTGTTTGGTAACAGCGCGATCTATCTCATTATGAACCAGGGGGCCACAGACCTCGCCAATACTGTTCAGCAGGATGTGGCGCTGGCCCTGTTTAATTTCCTGGAGCATTTCCCGTTCTCTTCTGTGCTGTCATTCATTGCAATGGCGATGGTCATCGTCTTCTTTGTAACGTCTGCTGATTCGGGGGCAATGGTTGTGGATACTCTGGCATCAGGTGGAGTGGCAAACACACCCGTCTGGCAGCGAATATTCTGGGCCTCGCTCATGGGCATTGTTGCAATTGCGCTTCTCCTTGCCGGAGGGCTAAGTGCGCTGCAAACGGTGACAATAGCGAGTGCATTGCCCTTCTCAGTGATCTTACTAATATCTATATACGGACTTTTAAAAGCTTTGCGCCGGGATTTGACCAAGCGTGAAAGCCTGAGCATGGCGACAATTGCTCCTACGGCTGCACGTAACCCAATTCCTTGGCAGAGAAGGTTACGCAATATCGCGTATCTGCCGAAGCGATCTCTTGTGAAACGTTTTATGGACGACGTTATCCAGCCCGCCATGACGCTGGTTCAGGAGGAACTGAACAAGCAGGGGACGATAAGCCACATTAGTGATGCAGTCGACGATCGTATTCGTCTTGAAGTCGATTTGGGCAACGAGCTGAATTTTATATATGAAGTGAGGCTTCGCGGGTATATCTCACCGACCTTCGCGCTCGCCGCAATGGATAATGATGAGCAGCAGACTGAACAACATCGATATTATCGCGCTGAGGTTTATCTCAAAGAAGGCGGTCAAAATTATGATGTGATGGGCTGGAACCAGGAACAGCTGATTAATGACATACTGGACCAGTACGAAAAACACCTGCACTTCCTGCACCTGGTTCGTTAATAGCAACATGCCGTCCTGGGGGCGGCAATTATTATCCCGGCCGCAATATGGGGGAATGCAGAATGATTTCACGCTGGAAATGGATGCTGAAGCAGACAATTAAAAAACTATGGT